TGATGCGAAGCCACCGCACATGAAACTTAAACGCGCCGGAAAGATGTGGATTCCGCCGGGTGTAATGATAGGAGCAGGGGAATAATGAAAAAGTTTTTTATCTCAACAATTGTTGGATTATCCGCCATTGGGGTTTGTTCAACTCTATACAACCCACCAACGGGCGGGGGTGGGGGTGGTACACTAGCGGGGCCTGTCACAAACATCCAATATCGAGCAATCGCCAATGGGACAAATTTTATTGTCACCGTTTGGTTTGATGCAACAAACAACGTTTTCAGGTTCACGAAAGAGGAAGATGCAGAATGAAGCGGCTTGCTTTATTGGTCTGGCTCGCGTGCCTTTCTGTTTTCGGTTCTGATTTTGTGAGTGCAACGCGATATGATTTAGGGATTGTTGATCCTTGCGGATCGGCAACTTGGAGTCAGTACACAAACTCGTTGCAATGGGTTCGGAACACTGGCGGAACATTACTCGATTATTCACCAGGCAAAAGTAATTTAATTTCCGTTGTCGCGTCACCTTGCGTCACTTGGAACGGAACGGCTTATTTGGCGGTCGCTGGATTGACCACAAACATAACCGTCGTGTCGTGGCAAGGTACTTCAACTCCATCGATTGCCGCAGGACGCATTAATTTCACATCCGGCAAGTGTTGGAATCTTCTTTTGTCCGATGGAACATTTTTCACGATGCAGGAGGGATGGGGAGTATACCTTTTTGACGTTGTGAACGGTCGTATCGGGGTCATCACATCTGGAACGCTTTCGCTTCTTTATGCGAATACGCAGGATTTGTCAGCTTATTTTGCAACAAACGGAGGGTCTAAATCTGCATTATTCATTACAGGCGCGGGTTCTTCTGTCACAAATTTTGGTTCGTTTATATCAACGAATAGCGATTTCTCTGTTGATTGCTGGGTTCGGCCCTCTTCATTGGCTGGCGGGGCTGGCCGTGCAATTCTGACGGCGGGCTCTCAAATGTCGGTTTATCAATCTGGTTCTAACATCGTGTTCAAAGTTGGAGGAAAGACTCTAACGTCATCCACGCAACTTCAACTCGACGCGATTGTTCATGTGTTATGCATGTATACCACGTCAGGAAGTGCATTGGAGATTTATATCAACGGGTCCGCCGCATCTGGTTCCACGTCTGGGACGGTCGGCGCGCTTTCATCGGCGGAAATGATGGCGGCGGCAGGGGGATCGCTTTCTGGGTTTGCTGGCGACTTGTTTCGGGTGAGATATTTTCAACACATCATATCGATCTATGAAAAACCATTAATGTTTTCGGAAGGAATTGATTATACCTCCCAAAGTGCTCCTTATGTGGATTTAAAATTTTATAGAGCATACGGTTCAGTTTGTCCTAATTATGGGACGTCGTCGGATAATGCGGATATGGCTATTCCGACTCCTGTTTACTATCCAGTCTTGGCATCCGGCACGAATGATGTTGTTGGCGCTGGAATCTTAAACCCTAAAGGATTTGTCCATAACGGCGGGGCGGAGAAGGTTAAGCAGTTAGGTAGCGGGGTTTCCATATTTAACGGAACGAGTAGCAAAATAAACACCGGACTTCGAAACTTTGGAGCAACAACAAACGGGCTTAATGAATGGCACATTATATTCAAACCAACGTGGACTAGCGGGATTGATTATGTGTTTAATAATTACAATTGCACTTTTTCGATGTACAGCGCTGGGGCAAATACTTTGTTTGAAATTGGTTCATCTTATGAGGGAGTGGGCGTTGTTAGCAACGATTGGAATTACGTAAAATTAACATTTAATTCTTCCAACGGATACATGGAAGCAAAGAATATGATTACTGGAGAAACTGATTCCGGAACTAGAGTTGGAATGATAGGGCTTGATGTTAACAGTGCCGCAAACGTTTTACATCTAGGATCAAATAATGGTGGCAATGGTGGGTTCTTTGGTGGCTCGCTGGCGTATTTTGCCTTTTATGCCGATGGAGTTAAAAAGATTGAGCATATACTTGGGAACGTATCAGGAACAAACGCACCTAACACAGGGACATCGGTTACGAATGGTCAGGCAACAAGCGTAACAGTATCTTACGACGCAACGAGCATTTATTCAGGCGCAAGGCAGATCGGTTCCAATTCGTTTTGGAGTGCCAGCGGCATCACGTATGACTCAAAGAGCCTTTTAGATTTAATCACGACCACGAACGCCACAATCCGTGTAACAACAAACGCAAACGGGTCAATCACTGATTTAATTACGCTGAAAGGTACACCATGAAGCGACTATTATTTTTTGTGTTATTTCTCGCGGGTACTGTACTCGCTAATGAGTCAAACGATGTTCGGTTTGCAAAGTATCGCGTTGATTGCAATGCAATGATAAATGGGTCAGTTATTTCCACAAACACGCATGAGGTGTTTATCATCATACCCAAAGTTGTTGCTAATTCCTTTGTGTCTGAATCAATGATTTCAGCCACAAAACAAATGATTCCAAATTGGACGGAACCGGAGGGCGGTTTAACGATCCGGCAGTTTGTTTTGTTTGCTGAAGATTTAGATGAATCATCTACATTGATCCAAATCGCAGTGAATTACGCTGGCAATTCCGGCCGCGTGAGCTATGGGCTTATAGATTCTGATGATGTTGCTTTGTTTATGTATTTTGCCAACCAGTTCGGGATGGATGATTCTGATTTAATGACCTCCGCCGAAAAGACCGCATTCATGAAGGAGTTGCGGTGATGGGAAAATGGTTAATGATAGCTTTGGCAGTGTACATCCTTTTCTTAATTGCTCCCGGATGCGCTCCAAGAACCGTGACTCTCTACAAAGCGGATATGCGGGGAAATCTAAACCGTGAATATACAGCTTTCGCATTTGGTAAGGAGGGTCGTATGGTTCATCCCGACATTACAGCTTGCGTGGCAAAAGCCTGTGTAGATTTGGCTGGTGCAGAAGATTATGAAATAGAAAAGATGCACCGTGCGCTTGCTTCAAAGACTGGTGGGGTCACGATGCCTCAAGCTTTGGAATACGGAAAGAAGCAGGATTGGTGGAGTTCGTGGGACACCGTCAATACATCTATCGGAATCACCGACACGGTGCGCGGCGGTAAAGAAGTTATCCTATTCGCGCCAGTTCTCGAAGGCATGGAGACTCCGGAATACTATACCGGATTCTTGGTTAATACTGGAAACGGAATTGTAGGCTATCACGCATATCGAATCACTTATGCGGATAAGCCGATCTTCGGCGAACCTTGCTATACCATCTCTAATGGGACTGGATGTCCAAAAACTTTTATGTGGCGCACTACTATGGACAATCTGTTAGCACGAGGCGCAGTTGGGTATTACGTCATGGAATAATAAATGGAGTTATTTATGAGCGAGGAAATTATTTTTGATCAACCAGATGTGCGATGTAATCCGCATTGCCCGTTGAGCAAGGATGATGTTGAAGCCATTAAGGTAGCCTCCGGTTTGATATTAAGATGTCGTGATGCGGTTGGGAATGTCGTTTTGATTTTGATTGGTGTTGTTATGTTTATTGCTCTGGCGGCGATTGTGTTGGCGGTGACTGCTGGAAAAGTCAATTTATTTAAAGCGATTGGTATTGGCGGGTAACGAAATGGACTCGCAGGCTCTACAGGGCGGGCAAGTGGTGAGGTGTCCAAAGTGTGGATCGGAAATGTTGAAGTGTATAACCAGTGGAATTGTTCTGTTTTGTCAGGGTGATGATTGCAGTTATCAGGAACGGGTTAAGACGCGGGCAACGATATGATTACTAGCCAAACGATGGCTAACGAGCTGGGCGAAGTAATCAAGAGCGATGATTTCCGGTAATGAAGCCGGGTAATGGAGGAATGAAATGAAAAATTGGAAAACAACGGTTGGCGGATTGATTACAGCAATTGGTCTATACATGATGACAATCCCTGAAGTGAAAGACCTCGGCGGTGTTGTTGCGGCGATTGGTGCGGTATTTACTGGGTCAATGGCGAAGGATAGTAATGTTACAGGCGGATCGGTTAAGCAGTAATGGAAACCGGATTGGTAACACTGATCGGGGGCATTCTAGCCCTCGTTCTTCCGGCTCTTCTGGATTGGAATACAAAACGGAAAAAGCAAAATGAAATCGATAAACGTCAAGTGCCTTCTCTCCCTGATGATTTGTCTGCTGTTGAGCGTGTTGAGCTCGAGTTGCGCGACATCGAAAAAACATTACCCGAATGAAAAAGCGGTGTATGTTATTTCTCCAAATATGTTATCAGCTCCGGAAGGTTCGCTGATGTATAAGACGCAACACGGTTTAGAGTTGGTTGAAGGGGATTGTGTATTTCCTGCGGGCTGGCGAATTGTTAGACCGGAACGATAGAGAAGTATGCTTGCGCGTCCGTTCTGGATGCGTTGCCTTTGTAGTGTTGGTATAGGATGGCAACGTTTCCTCTGTGCGTGAGTAGGGTGGCGGTTTTCCCAGCGTCGCCATGCAAGGCGCAATGGTAGGTGCAAAACGAGTGCCGTAGGGCATTGTGTGGCATTTTAACGCCTGCTTTTTTGGAAACTTGTTCGCGGCGGTGTTCCCATAATCTTTTAGAAAGTGCAAATCCTTCGGGCGCGTGTTTCTTTGACCAGTTCAGCCAGTCCCAAAGGTTTGGTTCGTGACCATCTATGAATTGTCGGCGGGCGTTCTTGGCATTTGCGGCGGTGATGAGAATCCCTTTTTGATCAAAGCGAATGTGAGAAGCTGGATCCAGCCCGACTGTGGCGGATGATCGGAGGCCGGCAAAGGCACCAAGAGCAAAGTAAGCAACTGCGTCGGGGTAGTCGTGTTGTGCTGTACTCATTAAGGATTGTGTTTGTTCTATAGTTAAAAAGCCGGGTTCCTTATCGCGAATTTTTGGAATTTGAACCAAATTGAATATGTTTTCCTTTGTGTATCCGTGTTTAATCATCCAATTAAAAAAGGCTCGCATGCGTTTGATGTGGCTGGCAACGGTTCCCGGTGCAAGTGGTAGTGCGTTTGTCCATGCAATAGCGTCTGCGGTTGTAGCGGCACAGCACAATCCGGGGTAATCCTTTGTGAATAGGGGAATGATGTGTTTGATTTGCCGGATATAGTCATCGTCGAATCCGCTATTGATCTTTTCGCTAATATATTCCGTTTCGGCTTCTGAAATATCTTTTGTAATAGACGCGGTGGAGTTTGAATAGTTATCTACTGCGCGCAGTACGTTGGTTGAATTGCCGAGCTTTTTGATACATTCGAGCATAATAGCCGCATCAATGGATGAAATCTGCATGATTGCGCTTCCGTTTTTGGTCACGGTTTCGGAAAACTTTTTGATAAATTTATCGCGCTCCTTCTCGGTTTCAAAAAACTGAAACTTGCGTTTTCCGTCCTTCGTCCATTTCGCGCCGAACGGTTTTTTTCGACCGTCTTTGCGGTTGTATATTTTTATGCTCATGGGTGTTCGACTCCGAGTGAGTGCGCAGTAGGTTGCTGTTTGGTTGTCGTTTTTTATTCGATTTAATTATATATTGTGCTATTTGATTAACAATAATTAAAAATTAGTGGTGCGACTTCACCCATATAAACATTGGTTTTCTTAAAAAATAAGGTGTTTTTAATGTTTTTTTGTAAATACGTGTTTTAGTTCCCGGCGGGTGCACCAATAGCCTTTAAACATTGGTCGGAATGATTAGGTTGCTGAATGGTTGCTGGTTGTTATTGTCCATGCCATCTAAAAGCGCGGCGGTATCCTTTTTGTTCGGCTTCTTCAATTGTATGGGCATATTCGTCAACTTGAAAGGTGCGGTCGTACATTTGATCGATTGGTAGATGATATATTTTTCCGTTTTCTCCAGAATGGCATTTGATAGATGGGTACTTTCCTAGTGAAATGTTTTCATGGATTTCAATACCTAGTATGTGGGCGCATTTTTTTGCAAGCGGGCTGGCCGTTGTTGATGTGTAGATGATGTGTTCGGCAAAAGCAGGGTTTTCGTTGTGGTTGAGCATGTAGATTAATGCTCCGGCGTAAAGCTGGGTGATGGTGTTTTCTCGTATTTCTTTGCGTTGGCTCCAGTTTTTACACTGAATGTAGGCTACTTTCCCCGTTTTGGGATTTGTAGCGATGATGTCTACGCCAAGGTCTTCAAGTTTTTCAATAATTCCGTGCTGGATGATGTTGGTGTAACCTTTTTCCTTCATGATGTGTCCGATGTACATTTCGTAATCTCGGCCAATCTGCCAGTTTGTTTTATTTCGGCTGTGGTAGCGGTCTAAGATGAGCTGGTTTCTGTTGGGGATGTTCAGTTGTTGGAATTCTTCATCCGTGAGCCACGATCGTCCGCCGTCTTCCTGAACGTTTTCTTCTGAGCTGGCTATGATTTCAACGTATTCAGGCAAGGATGGGAATAGCAATTCATATTCAGCCATGCGGGCTTTTATGGTGATGTTTTCAGCAACGGCTGGTTTGTATTTTTCGCGGAACCGTTTTGCTAATGATTCAATGGTTCGGTAATGGAGTCGTTTTTCAATGTTGTATTCATCCTGTGCGGTTTTTAATTGGAGAATATAGCTCGCAAGCCATGGTTCCGCTTGCATTCTGTGAGCTAGTGCATGGCGGTGTATCGTAAGTTCTTCATCTAGTTTTTTGATTTTTTTATCTGAATCGGCTATTATGATGTCGAGCGTTTTTTTATGTGTTGCTTCTATCAGATCTATATTGCGTCTTAGAGCTAGTTTTTCGTGGAAATTTTCTCTGGACTGTTTTTCAAATATTTTTTTTTGATCAGCTTCTGATTTAAGCGAGTTGATGTAGAAAAATAGAATTATAATTCCAACCACGCAGAGTCCGACAATGATTTCCATTTTGGAAGTTTAACAGGGCGTAAAAAAAAATCGAAATAATTGTTGTCAAAGCTATAGAAGGTGTGTACACCTATCATCACGAGGTAAGTAAATGGCAAACCAAAGAGCAAAAAATAAAAAAAGTTTAAGCGGGTGGGTTGATGAATCTATTGCCGCTGAAGTTCGTCGGATTGCTAAGGAAAATAAAATTCCTAAGAGCGAAGCGATGGAGATGCTTGTTAAAGAGGGAATGGCTATTTATAAGGCGAATCATGATAAGAAGGGAAATGAGAATGGCTAAAAGTTATATTAGCGGGATGGTTGATCCAGAAGTTAAAGAGTTCATTGAGAAAGAAGCCGTGGCGGATCGTCGCAGTGTAAGCTTTATGCTCAATGAACTTTTGTCTTTGGGTGTACACACCTACCAAAAAAAACAAAATCGTAAGACTGTTAACGCTTAGGCGTAGTTAGTTTTTTATTTTGGGGTGTATACACCCAGTTTTAACAACAACAAAAGGAGGATGCGAAATGTGTAAGTTGACGATTAAGAAGGTCGAGAAGGCGAAGAAGCCGGTGAGCGGGGAGAAGGATGGGAAGCCTTGGACACTCTATTTGATGGAGTGCTTGGTTCAGGTGGATGGCAAGGAGCCTTCGGCGATCCGGACGGTGAAGACGTTCGATCAGTGGATTTATCAGCAGATTATGGCTCTGGAAGAGGGCAAGACGTTGGAGTTCGAGGCGAAGCAAGAGGGTGAATCGGCTCCGTTTCAGTTTTTGATTGTTCCGGAGAAGGCAAGAGGCAATAGGCAAGATGGACGGGGCAAGGCAGGCGGGTCGCCTGCGATACATACAAACCGTCAACAAGCTCTTAAGCTGGCGGTTGAATTGGAGCGTGGCCGGGCGATGCAGTCGGGCGATGTTCCTACTCCTCAAGAGATTCTGCGCGTGGCGGATGAGTTCGTGGCGTGGCTGGAAAATAAATGATGAATGATGAATGCGGAATGATGAATGGTTAAACGCTGAAATGGGGGATGCGATGAGTGAAGATGCGGTTAAGTATTTGGATGAGCTTCCGGTGGATAAGCAGATTTTAACAACGCAGGAGGCGGCGGAGTTTTTGGGGATTTCGCGCTGGCAAATGCTGGCTCTGATGGAGCGTGGGCATGTGCGCAGATTGCGCGGGCTGGCGAAGCCGTTTCGAGTTTCGCGTAGTGAGCTTGAGCGGTATTTGCAGGAAGGGGTGGTGGCGTGAGCGATAAAGTAAAAGCTGAAATGGGAAAAGCTGACATGCTGAAATCTGCAAATTCTGAAACAAGAAAGCCGATTTGTCCTAAGTGCGGGGAACAAGCTCTGGTGGTGTTCCCAAATGGTAAGGGGTGCAATCGGTGCCGGGTGGTGAAGATTACGATTACAAAACGCGGTGAGGACACCGCGTCTACGGTTAAGAAAAAGAGGCCGGTTGTTTGGCGTGAGCTTGTCTTGGGGCGCATGGTGCGTGTGGTGGTGTGTCCGGATTGCGGTACGGAGAAAAAGACACGTGCGCTGACGAATGCGCGGTGCAATGTGTGTAATCGGACGTGGGCGCTGGGGCCGGGGAATAAAAAGAAATGTGAAACTGGAAATTTGAAACGTGAAATGGTGAGCAGGCGAGAAGCTTGTGGTGCAGAAAGGAAGGATTTTTATGGGGTTGCGTGATTTAAGCTGTGGATTTTTTTGCGGCGGTTCGTCGGGGTGTGGTTTCGCATCCTCTACCCGGCGGGCCGTCGCGCCTATTTCTGGCAAGTGGATTCGGTTGAGCCGTGTGGAGACGTTTGCGCTTTCGATGGCGGCTATGGTGGCTCTTTCGGGGCCGGTGGCGTTCGTGTGGCTTTTATTGCGAGGTTGATATGGAAAAGCAATTGACGTTCGGTGATGTGTGTGCAAGGCGGCATGGCGGGAATGCCAATAGTTCTGCGGCGAATCGGATGGTGTGTAAGAAGCAGGATCGCGAGACGGTTTTCGGGTTGGTGGAGCTGGCGCAAAATGGGTTAACGCTGAAGGAGGCGTGTTTGTTTTTGCGGCGCAGTCCGAACCAAATCAGCGGGCGTTTTACAGAATTAAAAGAGGCTGGCCGGATTGTGGTGCGGGGCCGTCGGGATGGGTGCGGGGTGTATTTTGTTGAAAAAGAATCCGCTTTTCAGGGGTGTTAGTTACCGTCATGTCGCGCCGGTTGGTGCGTGTGCGGTGTGTTGGCACCGGAATGGGCGGTTGATTTTTAGTGGTGGTTGCGGGCATGGGGCGGATGTTGTTGAGCAGTATCGCGGGTTTGAGCAGTCGAGTGAAGCGGTGGAAATTTTAAATTTGAAATTTTAAATTGGAAAAACTGAAAGGAGCATAGGATGAGTGTTGAGTTTAGTAAGGCGGGTGCCGATGTACAGTTATTGTGTAGGAATGTGTTGAATGCGTGCCATAAGCATTTATCGCAGGCGCGTGTGGATGTGTTGTGTTTGTTTGCTAGTGATGAAGATAAGAAGGGGAATCGTAAGCATGCGGTTAAGTTGCGTGGCCGGTTTTGTGCGGCGACGGCGCGGATTGTTTCATTGCCGGATCGCGCATCTGGCATGGCGGACGCAGTAATTACAATTGATGAGCTGGCTTGGGATGGGTTGTCGCCGTCGCAACGTGAGGCGTTACTAGATCATGAATTGACGCATTTGGAGTTGACGCATGAACGCGATGCGTGTGGGCGGCCTGTGCTTAAGATGCGCAAGCATGATTGGGAGTTGCACGGATTCCATGAGGTGTTGGAGCGGCGCGGGGTTGAGTCTCTTGAATATGACGCGCTGTATCGGTTCCGTGGCAGTTTGGCGGGGCAGATGGTGTTTAAGTTTTTTGGGTACACTGCTGAAACAAGTGAGCCGAAAACAGAAACGTTTTCCGAGATGTCGGGTTCTTCGTCGGATTTGTCGGATCTGGAAGAACAGCTTAGTTCTTCGATGACGGAACGAATGGGTGCTCCGGTAGAGGTTAAGATTGAGCGCAGTTATAAGGTGTCGGATGATGAGTTGTTTGATCAGGCGGTGGCGTTTATTCGCGAGATTGGAAGAGTTTCGACCAGTTCGGTTCAGCGTAAATTAAGGATTGGTTATAACCGCGCGGCGAAGCTGATGGAGCTTCTTGAAGAGCGCGGGGTGATTAGTGCTCCGCTGGCCGATGGATCGCGTGAACTTCTCGAAATGGTGGGTGCGTGATGGGCGCGGTGATCTGGTGGGTGTGCGTGCCGGTGGGTGTGGTGTTGATTCTTCATTCGGTGTGGATTGTGGTTCGCATGATGGAGCGGCGGAAGATTCGGCGGATGCTCGATGAGATGATGAATGATGGACGGGTTTAACCACGAAAACCACGAAAGGGATTTTTATATGGCAAAAAGAACACCTCCGAACAAACCAAAGCCCGAAGTATGTGAGGTTCCAGACTGCGGAAAGCCTCCTACTTGCGTTCTTGGTGGGTTCTGGTTTTGTGCAGAGCATGGCAATCGTGATTATGAGAAATCTAAGTCTCAATCGCCTTTCGGCTGATGGTTCGGGGGAACTTGCGGGGTTAAATTCACAACTAAAAACGGAGGATTAAGAGATGACGCTTAGCGAAGGTGATAAGAGATGGATTAGAATTGCAATCAAAGCGCACGGATTAAAAACACAAGGTCTTAAAATCGCGCTAGTTCCAAACGATGACGGAAGCATTGATTTGTTTGCAATCGAATACAGAAAAAGCCTTGCCACATACGAACTTGATGAAGGAGAAACAATCCAAGAAATGGCTACTGCTTTACAGGAATTTCTTGAAGGTAGTGAAGTCCGAGCTCCTTCGGCTTTGAGTAAATCCAACGCCTCGCCTCACTCTGAGTGAGCTTGCGAGCGATAGAGTGCGGGCGATTGTTGGATTTTTATTTGGAGGTAAATTATGGATGAAGATTTTATTGATGAAGATTTTATTGATGAAGTGAATGACGCGCTTTCCGTTTTGTGGAAAGCAGGGCGGAAAATACGATCCGTGGAATTGCTCGAAAGTTTGAAAAAGGCGGCTGATCTGGCAATTCATATGGGATGGAGCTCTGAAAGTGACGATGGCATTGATTACGATTCCGCTTATTTCATTTTTCAATCCAACGCTACGGCGCACCTGCCGCCGGCTTCCGGCGGTAAGGTGCCGCCGGTTGTTCGGGCTTCTGGAGGTTCAGATGAAACTTGACCAGGCAACGGCAATCGCGGAGCGGATCAAGGCGCAACTCGCGCCCCACTGTGACCGCATCGAGATCGCGGGCAGCATCCGCCGCCGCAAGGCCGACGTGGGCGACATCGAGATCGTCGCCATCCCGAAACCCTACGACGTGGGGCTGTTCGCGTCGGGTATCGCGCCAATCGTGAACGCATGGCCGAAGGTGCGCGGCGAACTGCCGTGCAAGTACACGCAGCGGACTCTGCCGGATGGCATCGCGCTGGACCTGTTCTTCGCCACGGCGGAGAACTGGGGATTGATCTACGCGATCCGCACGGGAAGCGCGGACTACTCGCACCAAGTGCTGGCGTGCGGATGGGTCCGCAACGGCTACAAGAGCGCGAACGGGATGCTGACGCGGGACGGCGTGGCCGTGCCGGTGCGCGAGGAACGCGACCTGTTCCGGTTGGCTGGCGTGCCGTGGGTGGAACCGGAGTCGAGGAGTCTTCATAGCCCGAACAGTTGATTAGGCAAAAACGATCTGTGATATGCAGAAAGCAATGAACCAAGCAACTAACAACCAAGGAACTAATTTATGAGTTGGGTACAGACAGCATCGGGGAAGCGGGTTGATCTATTAACTCCTAGTGCGGATCAGATTGATTTTAAGGATGTTTCGTGGGCTCTTAGCCGGATCGGGCGGTTCAACGGCCATACGAACAGGTTTTATTCGGTGGCGCAACATTGTTTGATTATGAGTCAGGTGGTGCCAGCGGAAATTGCGATTCATGCGTTGTTGCATGACGCGGCGGAGGCGTTTATTGGGGATATTCCTGCTCCGCTAAAGGAGTTGATGCCTGAATTTGAGGGGATTGAGGTTCAGTTTTTGAGGGCGATTTATTTGGCGGCTGGGGTTCCTCTTCCAGATGTGAACCAGTGGAGTGAGGTTCGGATGGCTGATTTGTCGATGCTTCTTACGGAGCGTAATCAGTTGATGGAGCCTCCGCCGGAGCCGTGGGCGATTGATTCGATGGATGGTGTGGAGGCGTTTCGGGTGTGGATTGCTTTTGATAGTCCGGGGTTGTTTGCGACGGAGTGGTTAGAGCGGTTGAATGAGTTGAGAGAGAAAATGATGAATGCGGAATGATGAATGCGGAATGCTGAAAAGCTGAAAATAGTTCAAAAAGTTTCTTTCCTATATAGAGGGGGTTTATGAGTCATAAGCGAAGTCGGAAGTGGTGGGCGAAGTTGAATCATGATCGGTTGATTCGGGATGATTATGTGCAGAATCTGCCTCCGGAGGTGTTCGGAGTTTTAATGTGGCTTCATTGCCGGGTGGGGGCGACGTTGAAGGGCCATGAGTCGGGTATTTTGTGCGATGAGGATGGTCGGCGCCAGACGGTGACGGATTTTCTATATCTTTATGCCCGCGGATCAGAAGAGAGGGCAGAGGTGGCGCGGCGTGCGCTGGGGCAGCTGGTGCGTGCCCGCCAGATTAAGTTGAGTAATCCTGCGGATGAGTCGGAGTGTTATATCAAGCTGGTATTTTGGGCGGAAGATCAGGATTTGGCGGGCAGTGGCGATGTAGATCGGAAGCGCGCGGCGGCGGAAGATGCCCGCAAAGAAGAGGCGGCGCAGGTTGCAGAGCATTTGGGGCGGTGGTTTAAGCGGTTGGGTAGGTCTGCGACGGATGCGGAGCTTCTTTCCTTTATAAAGGCGCGGCGCGGGGGCAATCCTCAGCAAAGGACGTGTGAGTCGATTTTAGATATATGGCACGAGCAGGGTGTGCTTGTGCGGGACGGGGATGGGTTTAGTACGCTCGCTTCGCTCGCTCGCTCCCCCCTTGGAACTGGATCGGCTGGTACAGTTGGATCGGTTGGAGTTGGAGCTGGTGGGGAGATTTTCCCTGATGGGAAAATTCCCGTAGAGTTAGAGTTAAATCCAGATCCAGATAAGGGAACTCTACAGAGTTCCCAGTTGGATCCAGTTGGATGGGTTGGAGGGGGGGGAGCGAGCGAGCGAAGCGATGAGGCTTCGCCTCGTTCCAGAGCGTCTCGTGATGTTCCAACGGCTATGTGCGATTTTATGTTCGAGCCAGCCGATGCGGATCGGGTGCGTGATCCAGTGCATGCGGCGGAGCAGTTTCTTTCGAAGCTTCCGGGTTGGAACACGGTGCATTCGCATGATCGCCCGAAGAGCGAATATGTTCTTCGCGGCAAGTGGAAGGATCTGCGACAACGTTACGGGCCAAAGACGGCGGATGAGATGTGGCGCATGGTGCTCAAGGGGGTGATTAGTGACAAGATCGAGGGGCATGCGTGGAATTCGTGGACAGGGATCTTTATGGCTCGGTTGAAATCGTTCTGCGAGTCGGAGGATCAGGTGAGAGCTTTGATTGAGACCTGAGACCTGAGACCTGAAACTTGAAATGTGAAATGGGGATCGGATGGTTTGCAAGACGGAGTTGAAGACAGAGCTGGAACGGTCAATCGCGGCGGGTGAGATGACGGAGCGGTTTGTGATGTTGGCGTTGGAGGTGTGCGATGGATATTTTAGCCAGCATTCGTTTAGTGGGTTTCCGTCGATTGCAAAGGATGAATTTAAGTTTCGGTTTTTGGATCGGTTGTTGCGTGATTGGCAGAAGGCTTCGCCTCATCAAAATTTACATGCGTTTTTAACAGGGATGGCTCGGTTTTCTGGTTTGGATGTGTCGCGGAAGTTTAGAGCGGAGCAGTTAAAAATTGATCGGTTGAATAATTTAAACGGGAGCTGGAGCAAGAGGGAGGTGGTTTGTCCTTATTGCGGCGCAGTTCGGAGTACGACGAGTTTCACGAATACGAAGTGTCGGGTGTGTCGTCGGCGGTGGTGGTGCGGGATGGGTAAAAATCAAAGGAGTAAATTTGAAATCTGAAAAAAAACCTAAACGAAAATTTGCAAAGGAGCGGCTGGCGTTTGAGTTGTTTGATGAGTTGCCGTGGTATGAGGGGGAAGGCAAGAGGGTTTAGGTGTTAGGTGTTAGGTGTTAGGTTTTAGGTGTTGGGGATTGGGAACAGGTAAGTTGGGAAAGGTTTATATGAGTAAAAATAATGAGATGAGGAAGGTGAGGCGGTTGGAGGCTCGTAAAGGGGTGGCAAATCGGACGGCGTTGAATGTGTTTTTGTGGATGCAGTTGCTTCCGTTGCGGAGCCGGTTGAAGTTGGCTTGGCTTTTGATGAGTCGGGGTGATCTGCGGTATTTCGCGCGGAAGTCCGGGAAGAGTTTGGGGCAGTATGTGGCGGATCGGAAAAAGGAAATCGGAGGTGGGGTATGTTGAGAATTGAGAAAAAGGCGGATGTTGAGTTTAAGCCGGCGGGGAAGTTGGTGATGGTGGAGGCGGTTCCTAAAGATTTGGGCGGGCTGGTTCTTCCTGATTCGGTGCAGGGGGCTGAATGCGATGTGCTGGTGCGGGCGATCGGGCCTGAGGTTACAAAGTTCGCGGTGGGTGATTCGGTTCTTTGTTTGCCGAAAGATGGGAAGCCAATGCGTTTTAATGCAGGGGATGGATTTAAGCTGTATATCTTTTACGCGGAAGATGCGGTTCTGGGAAAATTTGAAATTGGAAATGCTGAAAAGCTGAAATAGTAATTTTTACACCGCTACGCGCAGGCGTGCGCGCGAATTTTGCGCAGGTGCGCGCGCGCGTCCTTAGACGGATGAGGGTTAATGAGGAATGCTGAAATGGGAAAAGCTGAAATGAAACCCGTGAAAAAGAGTGTAAAACCAAAGATGAAGAAGCGGCGTTCGGGGCGTCCGGATGGTTTTTCGTGGCCGGTTGCGGAGCGTGTTTTGGATGCGATTGCGGGTGGCGAAAGTTTAACGAATGCGTGTGAAAAGGATGGGCTTCCGACGCGTAAGACGGTTTCGGGTTGGGTGCGGAAGGGTTCAGCAGGGATTGATCGGGATTTGCGGCAGTTTGCTGAGGGTTTTGTGTTGGCGTGCCGTGTACGGGTGGCTCTTTTGGAAGATGATTTTGTGGAGCTGATTCGGAAGATTCGTACGACTCCTGCACTTGAGTTTCGCGAGATGGAGGCGTTGAGGTTCAAGTTAGAGATGGATGGGCTTAAGTGGTATCTGGGCAAGTTTCGAATTGGTGAGCAGTTGGCTGGGGTTGAAGAGGCTTTGAATCGGCTTCGGAGCGCAACGGGTGAAGATGGGGATGATGTGAATGATGGCCGGTTTATGATGGTTGTTAGAAAGGTTGAGGCTCCGGATGCGTGAGGTTTCGGCAACTCTGAATTTTGAGCGGTTGGTGAATTCGACTTTTCCGGCGTATTCGAGTTGGCTCGGCGGAAAAGCTGAAAAGCTAGAACTTCAAAATGCTGAAACTAGAAAAATCTGGAATTTGCCGGGGGAAGAGTATCGGGCGACGCGCAAGCGGTATGCGGTTCTTGAAGGTTCGTCTGGTTCGTCTAAAACGATTTCGATTTTGCAGTATTTGCTTACGTTCCACTTGTTGCGGCGCAAGGTGAAGGTGGATTGCTTTCGGCATGATCAGGCGACGTGTAACGATTCGGTGATTGAAGATTTTAGGTTTGTGATGGGGCCGGATCAGTTTGGTTTGTGGGATGATAGGTGTTGGAATGAACAGCGCAAGGAGTATCGATTTAAGAATGGGTCGATGTTGCGGTTTCGTGGGTGCCAGAAGCCGGGTAAGTTGCACGGGCCGCGTCGTGATATTGCGTGGCTGAATGAGGTGACGGAGATTTCGTATGAGAGTTTCCGGCAAATCAATGCGCGTACGAATGATTTTATCATCATGGATTTTAATCCCTCGTTGTCGGTGCATTGGGTGTTTGAGCGCATTTTGAAGCAGGGGACGGATCGTGTGGATTATTTTCATTCGACGTTTATGGATAATCCGTTCATCAGTCCGGAGGCGCGGGCAGATATTTTGAGCTGGAAGCCTACAACGGCGAATGTTTTAGCAGGAACGGCGGATAAGTGGAGCTGGGAGGTTTACGGGCTGGGGAAACGGGCGCGGCGTGAGGGTGCGATTTTTGATAATTGGCATGTGCTGGAAGATGAGCAGTGGCCAAAGGAGTTGTATTCTGTTCAGCGCGACGGGCATTTTGTGGATTTTGGCTATTCGCAAGACCCGACTGCGGTTGGGCGGGCTTTTTTACTGCGTGACAAGTTGTATGTGCGGGAAATTATTTATGAAAAAGGGCTGATTACAACTGTGAACCAGACGAATCCGGATAAACCTTCGTTGGAACTTCGGTTGCGTGAGGCGATTGAGTGCGGGTTGTTTCTTCCGGGGCTGGTGATGGTTGGGGATTGTGCGGCGGCGGAGCCGTTGGCGGATCTGGAAGCGAGCGGGTTTTTGGTTGAGAAGTGCGATAAGAGCGGCGGTATCACGTACGGAATTAATTTGCTCAAGCAGTTCACGATTTGTGTGCATCGTGATTCGACTAATTTACAGGCGGAGTTTGAGAATTACGCATGGAAGAAAAGGGCAGATGGGACGGTTTCGGATGAGCCGATGGATCAATTTAATCATTTAATTGATGGGTTGCGTTATTGGGCGGTTCGCAATGTGAAGCCGAGGGCGTTGGTGGTGAACCATGCGCGTGGTAAGGGAAGGGTGGCGGGGAAGTTGAGAAGGTATTAGGTGTTAGGAATTAGGTGTTAGGCACTAGGCAAGAGGGGAAACCTAAAACTTAAAACCTAAAACCAAAATCTGAAAGGGAAAATATGGAGAATGTGTTTATTCATTTGAAGCCAACAAGGGCGGAGCTTGAGATGGCGTTTTGGGAGATGTTTGAGTCGAATACATTGAGGTTTCTTCCGGAATGGATTCGGTCGCTGTCGGGTTGGATGGATTATTTTTATCCGGCGGCGGGTGCGGATCGGGCGATTTCGTTTTGTCCGGTGGTGATTGAGGTGGATGGGCGTTATCCGGCGGTGATTTATCTTTCGGATTGGCGGGAGCGCGGGCATGGGGCGCAGGTGCATTTTGCGGCGCATGCAAATTTTCGACCCAAGACGGTTTTGAGTGCGTGTCGGTTGGCGTTGGAGTTGGTTTTGAATAGCAAGGAGGTTGATTTGTTGGAGGTTTGTTGTGAGGTGTCGAATGTGCGGGCGTTGAAGATGGCGCGGGCGTTTGGGTTTGTTGAGGTGGCGCGTGTGGCGGGTTGCGTATATAGCCAGAAAACTACGAAGGGAGAGATTTATGCCAGGGCCAAAAGCAAAAAAACCAGCGGCACCGCAAAAGGCGGCGGCTCCGGTGTCGCCAGAAAATGCAGATGTGCAGGCGGCGGGGGAGGCGGAGCGTCGCAGATTGCAACAGCAAAAGGGGCGTCAGACGACGTATCAGGTGAATCCTGCGGCGGGCGGGCAGTTTGCGAATATGCTTAAAAAACGAACTGGTGATTAGCGGGTAAATGCTGACATGCTGAAATAGTAAATGCAGAAATTTCGAAACGCTGAGATGCTGAAACAATAAAAGCTGAAATCTGAAATGGGAAACGATGAGCAAAACAATTGCTGAGAAGATTATCAAAACGCGGGATTCGCTTAAGTCGAAGCGTTCAACATACAAAACGGTTTGTGATGAGGCGTGTCGGTTATTTAATCCGGAGTTGGAAGATTTGCTTGAATCTCCTGCGGGTTCGGAGGTGCTTCAACCGATTATTTCGACGGGGATTTTGGCGCAAGAGCGGATGGTGTCGGGGCTGTTCTCGAATACGATGAGCATGGGGCGCGGGAATATCATTGATCAAGACGTGAAGAAGATGAAGGAATCGGCGGTGGCGCGGTTTTATACGGCGTTAAGCAAGGCAACGCATCGGCGGATTCAGCAAAGCCCGTTTCCGGAGTCGTATAACGAGATGTTGACGGGGTTCGGGGTGCGTGGCGAGGGCGTTTTCTATGTTGATTTTAATGAAAAAACGCAGGCGCATGAGTTCTTGGTGTATCCTTCGACGAAGTGTTTTCCGGTGCGCGATGCGCGGGGTAATTTGCTAGGAATGTATCGCGAGTATGAGATGTCGGCGGTTGAAGCGGTGGCGGAGTTTGGTTTAGAGAATGTGACGGAAGATATTATCAAAGCGTATAATCGCGATGATCACGATGCAAAGTTTCAGTTTGTGCATGTATTGAGGCGGCGTAAAGAGCGTAATTCGAAGCGCAAAGATAATCGGAATATGCCGTTTGAAAGTTTGCATGTTGAAGAGTCTAAAAAGCAGATTGTTAAAGAGTCGGGGACGCGGCGGATGCGGTATTTGGTGCCGCGCTTTTATGTTCGCGATGGGGAGAATTCGGGTCGGTCGCCTGCGATGAAGGCGTTGCCGGTGGCGCGTACGCTGATGAAGGTGGTTTCGGATCACATGGACGGCGTTGAGCTGGGGATTGCTCCGCCTATTTTTCTGCCGGATCGGGATGCGGTGGATTCGGCTATACTCGAAGCGTTTGCGGTGAATTTCTGTGACACAAGCAAGGGGCAGATTTTTACTTATACGGGCAATGGCAATTTGCAACTGAGTGCGGAGTTCATTGAGTTTTTGAAGGATGAGATGAACAAACTGCATTATGTGGATTTGTTTACAATGCTGGAACAAATCAAGAGTTCGGCAAAGACGGCGTTTGAGATTTCGCAACTCATTGCGGAGCGGATTCAGGCAATCAGTCCGGTGATCAATCGGCTGGGAAATGGTTTTTTTGCTCCGCTGTATGAAATTGTGGCGGAAGATATTTTGGAATATGGGCTTTTGAATGAGGAAATTCCTCCGCAATTGGCGGGAAGTTCGTTCTCGGTGCAGTACACAAGTCGTTTAGATGTTCAGCTTTCGGATATGGAGATTTCGAGCTTGGCGCAGGCGGTGGTGCAGTCCGGGGAGCTGGTGGCGGCGATTGCTCAAAATCCGCAATTGAGTGCGGCTCTCAAAGTGCATGAGGTGATGAAGAAGATTTTCTCTGCGAAGAATGTGGATACGGAGTTGATGTATACCGAGCAGGAATACAAAGACAATATCGCGGCGCAAGCGGCGGCGGCGCAAGCGCAGATGCAACAACAGATGATGGCGCAGGCGGTGCGTCCGATTGATACACAACGTGCGGCGGATGAGGGGAGCCCGTTGGAGGCGGCGGTGCAAGCCAATGCGTCGGCGATGGGAATAGGTATTTGAAATGTGAAACTGGAAATTTGAAACTTGAAAACAATGAAGACGGATCGGACAAGGCGGGCGGGTGTGGATGATGCGCAGGCAAAGCGTTCGGCGCGGTTTCGTCGGGTGTTTGGTTCAGTGGATGGCAAGAAGGTTCTTGAAGATTTGGTGGAGCGGTCGGGGATGAATGGTCCGCTGTTTGCGACGGATCAGCGGGTGCAGGATGCTAATGTGGCTCGCAATGATTTCATGGTGTGGATTCTTGAACAAATAAAAGGAGGTAAGGAATAATGAGTGATGAATGCGGAGTGATGAATACTGAAACGCTGACGGTTCGTGATGTGCTGAGTGGTGCTGTGAATGTGGATCATGTTTCGGCGGCGGATTTAGCGGCGTTTATTGCGGCTGAAAAATTGGATGTAAAACCTAGAAAAAGTAAGCGCGATACACTCAATGCGATTTGTGATGCGCTGGAAGAGCGTGCGGGGAATGATGAAGCCGGAATGCGGAATGATGAGTGCGGAATGATGAATGATGAAGCCTCTGTTACGGGTGACCCGGTGGTGGATGGTTCGAACTATTTAAAACGGCGGGCTAAAGCGATTGCGGCGGGTCGGGGTGCATTGGGGCAAATTCCGTCAAATTTATCGGATGAGGCTAAGAAAAGCAGTTATATCGCGCGGCGATTCAAATCCAACAAGCGGGGTTAATTTATGAAGTTTTGGATGTGGTTGTTTCCGCTTTTGCGGGTGTGGAAGATTTCATTTGCGGAAGATGCGGGCGGTGGTGCGGAAGATGCGGGCGGATCGGATGATTCCTCTGGTCTTGTTGAGAATGGCGGATCGGTTTCGCGTGAGCTTCCGGCGGATGGTGGACGGCAACGTTCTGCGGCTCCGGCTGAAAAGCCGTGGTATGAATCGTCGGGTGTTGATCCGGCTATTTTGACCGATAAGGACAAGGAATATAAGACGCTGACGGATTATGTGAAGGGAACTCAAAGCGCGCGGCAGTTGGCGGCTTCGAAGGGGATTCCAATCCCAGCGAAGGATGCAACGCCTGAACAGCGGGCGGCGTTTCAAGCGGAGGTGTTTAAGCATTTTCCTGATTTGCCGGTGGCTCCTGCGAGTGCGGATCAATATGAGATTGCTCTGTTTAAAGATTCAGGGATGGCTCCGGAGCGTCAAAAGGCGATTACGGGGGCGTTTCATAAAGCGGGGTTAAGCAATAAGCATGCGGATGCGGTAATGGATATTTATGCGGAGCAGGTGGCTTTGGACATGGCGGAGGCACAAGCGCATCTTGAAACCCAGCGTAAAGCGACGGATGCGGAGCTTAAAAAAGAGTGGGGCGCGGAGTTTGCGGATCGGCAGGCTGGCATTGACCGGATTGGTAGCAAGTATCCTGAGTTGATGGAGGCGATGAAGCAGGTTGGTTTGGATGCGCGTAAAGATTTCCGCGTGATGATGGATGAAGTGGCGCGGTCGATTAGCGAAGACCATCCGGCTGAATCGGGCGGTGATACGTTGGCGTCGATTGATCAACAAATTACGGATATGCGGGCAAAAGTGAAGGGAACGGAGAATTCTATCGAACGTGTAAAACTGAATGATCAGTTGTCGCAGTTATACGCTCGGCGCGCTTCAATGCGTAAAAAATAAATTTACGTGTGGCGGGTTGCGTATATAGGGCGAGGGAACACCTCGCCCTTTTCATTTGGGTGAGCCTCTCCATGCGCGTGGATCGCGACGGGTGGCGGCGTAACTGCAAGCGAGCCCCCTCCTTCGGAGGAACACGGTAAGCGAGTTGGAAGTAATTCCGGTTTGTAAATCGAAAAAATTAAACGAAGGAGAAATGATATGATGAAGTTGTTTAAAAGTCCTCTAGCCTGTTTGCTAGAGTGGTTGTTGGGTTGTGGAATTTTGCGCGCGTCGCAAGATACACACATGTTTGAGCAGTTCACGGATAACGTGAAGGATCTGCTGGGTGAGCATCCGGCTCATTCGATCTTGGCACACATGTGCGAAGAAGAAGCGGGTTCGGGTAAAGGTGTCTGGATTGATGGGATTAGCGCGGCGGATAGCGATGATGCCACAAGTAAGGCTCTTACGGACAAGGATACTCTCAAAGAGTTTAATCAATTGGCGGCTGAAAGCCAAACGTGGGCGAATTACCAGAAAACACTGACTCCGTTCAATGATGTGAGCAAGATGCGTACATGGTCGGCTCCGCAGTTGATTGAGTGGGGACATTCTTTTGATGAAGATGAAGGATGGCAACATTTGGTTGATCCAAAGAGTTCGGTTACGAATACAGGTATTCGTAAAATCTTCAAAGAACGCGATGAGTTGTTCTTGACGAATGTTACGGCGGCAACGGTTAGCCGTAAGTCTACGGACAATGAAACACTGCATTCTGTTTCTCTTCCTGCGTCTCAAACGCTGGATGATATGACCTATGCGGATGTGAATGTGGATTCTCTTCCGTCGATGTTGTGTGAGAAGTTCGACAATGTTTGGTATGCCAAAGGAAGTCCAATCTATTGCGCGATCTCTGCTACGCTAGCACGGCATTTCCGTAAGAATAGCCGGAATCAGATTCATAATACGGATTTTGTGCGTTCGTATGAGCATTTTGCTCAAGGAACGATTCCAAATATTGACGGTGTAACCTTCGTTGTTCTGCCGCAATCGATGATGAATACGATTGTGGGTGCAGGCGCAATTGATTCCTATGTGGCTTGGGTTCCGACTGCGGTTAAGCGCGTGATGTATTCGGGCTTTAAGACTTCGACGTCCGTGCTTGGCGGTCAACGCGACGAAATTTCTGTTTATATGCGTGAAAAAGAAGATTTCAAACGTATTGACGATTTGGGAGTTGTGGTAGGTGACATTGTTGCCGCTGGGTAGTCGAATGAGGAATGCGGAATGATGAGTGATGAATGAGTCATTCCGTGTTCTTAAAAAAAAGGAGATGAAAATGAAAAAAGTAGTTTTAAGTTTGATGGTTGGGATGCTGGCGGCTTCGGCGATGTCGGCGGAGTTTGTTTCTCGTGTTGTGAAGCCAACGGCTAACATTGCTGGCATTACAAACACATTCGCAGATGTAGCGATTCCCGTGTTGGTGTATACCGAGGTAGATGGGACTACGACGAATGCGGTGGCTGTAACGTATATTCCTTCGGTTGCTACGAATGCGGCGGATTACGGTAAAGTTTACCGTGTGGGTTCGTTTTCGACGGTGGGCGGCGCAGAGGTTCCGATTGTGTTGAATTCTCTTTCAACTAGCTCGGTTGGATCTGTGCAGTTGAATCGTTCGGATGTGTTAAAGCTGACGGGTGATGGCGGGGTGGCCAGTACTTCGGTTTGGTACCGCATCGTTTTTCAGGTGAAGTAGTTCGAGGTTGATTGCTGAAAGGCGGGGCGGGTTATTCCGTTCCGCTTTTTTTATAAAAGGGGTGGTTTATGCCGGTGCATTCGAGTTTTGTAGATAGTCTGGAAGAGGTGGCGGGTTTAGCCGTTGGGAAGATTGGGGAAAAGAAGGTTTTCAGCGACATTACGACGGATACCGGCGCGGTGGCGGAGGCGGTGCGGCGATTCATTTATCAGGTGATCCGTGAGGTTCAAAGTGAGTTTCGCTGGGCGGAATTGACGGCTTCGGTTGTGTTGGCGAGTCCGATTTCTGAGGCGGAAGGAACGTATCAATATACACTTCCGAGTGATTTTTTACGTCCAGCAAGTAATCGGGATCAAGATTATGTGATTGAGAATGGTTATTTGTTTACGGAAACGACCGAAAATTTTCCGTTGAGGTATATCCGGTATTCTGAGAATCCGGCGGAGTGGAGCGCGTTGTTGGTGAAGTGTGTCTATTTCCGGCTGGCACTGGAAATTTGTATGCCGGTAACGGAGAATGAGAACAAGTATAATGCGCTTTTAAAAGAATATGAGGGGGTTGTGTTTCCACGGGCAAAGCTGGTGGGTAGTTTTGATATGGAAAGCCCAATGTCGCGGGTGGTGCGGGGGCGATATAGTTCTACGCGTAGCGGGTTAAGTGGCGGGCTTCGGGGGGCGTTTAATCGGGTGATTGGTGTAATTGCTCCGGGGCACCATCATGACGCGGATTATAGTGCGATTGATCATTTGCATGATGATCGGTATCCAACATTGTCGGTGTATAACGCGCATGACCATGATGATTTATATCCAACGCTGGCTATATTTAACGCGCATGACCATGATGCGGATTATAGTGCGATTGATCATACGCACAGCTATTTTGTTCCTAATTTGTCGTATGCACCAAAGTATACCACGCAAAATATATACGCCGCCGCTATTCCCAATTGGGCTAATGTTAGTTCGTTATCGGTTTCTTTCACTCCTCGATTTGCGAATTCAAAAATACGTATTCGCGTTGTGATGTTTGGAAGCGTGTCGGTGGCAACGGTTCCTATGTTGGTGAGAGTTTTAAGTGGTGAAAGTATAATCGAGTCTCCTACGTCGTCAGGCAATCGCATTCCTTGCCATGCACATATTAGCGGGCAGTCGGATGTTTCCGAGATGGGGGGGTGTTCGATTGAGCTTATGACAAACGCAACAAATACGAATGCGCGAACAATTAAGGTTCAGGCGTGTATTTTAAGTGCGTCGGCAACTGGAATTATTAATGCGAGTCGGACGGATACGGATTCAACTTCTTATTCGCGAACGATTTCGACACTGCTTGTGGAGGAAATTTTTCAATGAGAGTTTTCCGGCATAATTTAAGCGGCGGGGTACTGGGTGTGGATCTTCATCATCGTTCGGAGATGGAGATTTACCACAAGGGCAATTTGGTGCAGGAGAGTTTTTTACCGACTCCGTACGGCGGGATTATGCGCCGTCCGCCGAGTGAGTTTTTGTTAGAGCATGATTCGGTTCAAGTGGACTCGGTTGTTTATTATCCTGATGCGGTGCGTTATTTTGATTTTGTGTATGACCGAGTTTATAAATATACGGTGGCGCTGATTAGTTATGTGGCGGATGGGCATACGAGTTGGAGCCGATTTGAGATTTTTGATACGGATGGAACGCTTAAGGATACGGTGGATTGCACTTATCTGGCGGCGGATTTTAACGAGCTGGCGGATCGGCAACTCAATGACGTGATGTATATTTCGCATAATGATTATCCGACGGCGAAGCTGGTGCGGTTGGCGGATACGGAGTGGGAATTGTCTAACGCTCCGATGACGGGTGGGCCGTGGTTGCCATGGAATGCGGATGATATAACGGTTTATGTTGAAAAAACGGTGTATAGCTCAACGGCTACATATATGACGGGCGATGTGATTCATTCTGGAGTGAGTGATGTGTCGGTTACGGCGGCGGCGTATATTTTTTGGAAAAATGTTAGTTATAAAGATTATTTTAAATCGTTGTGGTTGGTTCGTTTAACAATTGGATCGCATTCAATTCCGGTGAATGGAGTTGTTAAGGTGTCTGGTTTTAGTGGAGAAGCGTATATTTTAAATGGTGTTTTTACTGTTTTGAGGGTTGGTTCAACGTATATCGAGATCAATGCTGGAACGTGGGGTTATATAGGCACAATGTATAATTATCCAACGCTTCCAACATCCTTTACGACTGAAAAAGTTGGCAATAATGGCGGGGATCAGTTTTTTGTTTCGCTGGTAGATAATAATGTGGGGCGTGCTTTGCCGGTGGCTCCTGCAATTGAAACTGCGTATTGGCGAAAAACTTCACTTATCGAAAGTATAACGCTTAAATCAACGGATGATTTGTTTACGGCGAATCATATCGGGCAGAAGATTTACGCGGCGGTGAATATCGCGCAAACTTATTCTGGCGTGTTTGATGCGGTGAATGAGAATTCAGATCCGGTTGCTTATTCAAATGGGGCGGTTACGCTTCGCACAGAGGGTGGCGTGTGGGGCGGAATTTTAGCTTTACAGCAAAGTGTAGATGGCGGGGTGACGTGGGATACAATCGGGGTAATTAACGGCGGCGGCGGGAACCATAACGGGGAAATTACGCGCGATATTCAAGAGCCGTTGGTGACACTTCGTGTTTTAATGCAAACCTATGAGTCGGTCACGAATGGAACAAATTGCAAGTGGCAATTGGAATTTCCGCAAGGGACTCCGTTTATAGCTGAAATTACAGCATTTACAGATGCGCGGACGGTGACGGTTGCACTTGAAACGGCGTTGACGCAACTTTTCCAGACAAAGAACTGGAAGTTTGGGGCGTTTAGTGAGGCAAATGGGTATCCGGGTGTTGTGGCAATCCATGATGAGCGGTTGATGTTGGGCGGGTCGAAGCTTCAACCATTCATGGTGTGGGGTTCGACGGTGAACAATTGGGAATGGTTTGCGGATGGGGTGTTGGAAACTTCTCCGGTGGCGATTCAAGCGAATGCGGATCGGGCGACGCGGCTTTGTTGGTTGGCTTCGAAGGGTGAATTGTTATTCGGCACGGATTTTAACGAGTACTCCGCCGGGTCGCGCGATTCGGATAAGATTATTTCAGGGGTGAATCCGCCTAAAATTCAGGTTCAAAATTCATATAGCTCGGCTCCGATTCAGGCGTTGCTGATTGGGGAAGATATTATTTTTGTGCAGAGCGATAAGAAGACACTTCGCAGTATTGCGTTTTCCGATGCGAAGTGGGGTTATGCGGGGGTGAATTTAACGGTGTCGTGTCCGGACATTGCGGGGAGCGGGTTCCGTTGGTTGAGTGTGCAAAAGAATCCGTTTCCAGTGATTTGGGCGGGCACGGAAGATGATACGCTGATTTCATTCACGTATGACAAGGAAATGAACATCATGGGTTGGGCGCGGCATCCGTTCGCTGGTGCGACGGTGGTGTCTGGCTGTGTGATTCCGGGAGCTGGGGATGACATGCTCATCATCTGCACGAAGCGCGGGACGAAGTTTCAAATGGAACGACTCTCCTATTCGAATTCTGTTTTTACGGATGATGCGGGCGGATCGGACGCGGTGATGACGAGTTTGATTCAGCCAACGAGCTTGGCGCAATCCCCTAATGTTCTGGAAGAGGTTCGTTATAGGATTACAAAGGTATTTTTATATTTGAAGGCGTCGCAGGGTGGTGAAGTGAGCGTGGATGATGGGGAGAGCTGGACGGCGATTGAATACCCGTCGAATGCGTTGTTTACAGGTAAGGTTGAGGTGAATGTAAATTCCGGCACTACAGAAAAAGCTCCGCTGATGATTCGGACGACCGGAACGCAGGCGTTTAATCTGCTGGCAATTGGCTTGGATATTGATCGACAAAGCACAAAGGAATAGAGGTATGGATCCGTTTACACTGACTTTATTGATTATGGCGGTTTCGGCGACGCTGGCGAGTACGGCGATGTCGTACACTGGGCAGAAGGAGGCTGGGAAGCAAGCGAAGTATAACGCGGATCATCAGGCAAAAGTCGAAGAGATGCGTGCTGAGGAAGAGCGGGCGTTGCGGTCGGCGCAGGAACGGCAGGAACGTAAGCAGGCGCGGATGCGTCGGGCTTCGATTGAGGCGGATTTTGCGGCGAATGGGTTGGCGATGACGGGAACTCCGGTGTTTATGCTCGAAGAGCAGGCCAAGGTGGATGAGATGAACATCTTGGAAGGGAATCGGGTTTCTGAAACTGGTTTTATGCGGTCGATGGAGCGGGCAAAGATCATTCGAGATCAAGGTAAGTTTGATAAGGATGCGGCGGATTATGGTGCGACAACGACGTTGATTTCCGGGGCTGGGAATATTGCCGGTATGGGTGCAAGTTTTGGAGCGGCTGGCGGGTTTGGGCCGAAAGCGGCGGCGGCTCCAAAGGCGACGGGAACGTATGCGCCTTCTTCTCGATTGACTCCGTGGAATGGTGGCGCAAGTAACGGGTTGTTCCCGTAAGTTTAGTAAATAAAGGAAAAATATGGCTGGAAGTATACCGATTGATTTGACGGTGAACTATCAACGCGCAGAAGGGCCGGTGGCGGTTCCACGTGGGTTTGGGGTGCAGAGGTTTCAGGCTGTGCAAGAGCGGGCGCAGGTGATTGGGAGCCTTGGGGCGCAGATGTCGCAGATTGCGAATGAGTATGCGGCGAAAAATAAGCAGGCAGATTTAAGGGCGGATGCGTTATCGGCGCAAAGTCAGCTTAAAAGTATTCAAACAGAGGCGCAGTTAAAGGCTTCTGAAACAGATGATCCGGCAGAGATTCGGCAAATTTGGAATGAGGCGCATGGGCGGTATAGTTCGTGGGTTGCGGGTAAATCAGAAAAAGGGATTCCTAATGTTCGGTGGTCGGATCAGCAAGCGGAACTTGTAGCGCATGCGGATGCGCTACAAACAGATTTTCAAACAGCGGCTCAATTGCGGATCGCGGAGGTTGGGAAGAGAAATAGCAACGCGAAAGCGATGCAGGCGCAACAAGATGCGGAGCTAATGGGTGACCGTGAAACGATTGCGTCGGCGGTGCAGGTGAGAATTGATAATGGAACATTGACTCGTGAAGAGGGTGAGATTGAGCGACGGGTTGCTTTTTTGCGCTCCGATATGACCATTGCAAAAACAAACGTTCTTAATATTGAGGCAATGGAGCCTTCTAAGGCGAAGGAAGCGGCGGCGGCGTTTGAGCGGGCGATGCTTGAAAAAGAGCAGGATGGAAGCTGGGCGGCGTTTGAGCATATTCAAGAGGCGGATCGTAAGCAGTTGATTGTGCATGCCAAAGAAGCTTCTGCGGCGGCGGCATACCGCGTTGAAAAGCAGAAGGTGACGGAAACGCGGGCGGCTTATGAGGCGTTTAATAAATGGCAGTTGGAGAATCCGGATGAACCTATCACTTTGGCAAGTACAGAGCATTTGAATCTGCCGATGGATGCGCGGGTGGATATTATGCGTTCGGCGCAAAAGGCGCAGGCGGATCGGGCAAAGGCAGAGAAGAAGATTGCAACGGATTTAGAGGTTCAAAAGGTGGCTGAACGTGAGGCGCGTGCCTTATTGCCGGAGGTGAGGGCGTATGACCGCGATGCGGATAAGGATTTATCGAAGGGGTTTGAGCTTCAAAATAGGATTGATTCTCTTCCAGAGGGACACGGCGGGTTCTTGAAGCGGGTGTTTAGCGAAAAATATGGAGCGGATGCGTCGTCAAATCCGGCGGCAAAAACAAAGGCGTATGTGTTAGAGGAAATTTCATCCTTCATGATTGCGGATGAGAAGACGGAAACGCAGACGGATTTTGAGCTCGGCTGGGGTAAAGGCTGGACGTTTGAAGAGGCGGCAAAGCAGGCGGCTTTAGAGCAGGATCGGTTTTTGACGTGGGTCAAGACGGATAATCCTACAGAAAAAGAGATTTTGGAGTATACGCAAACGAATCCAAGATGGAAAGCGTTGCGTGAAAGCCGGAATATCCGGTCGTTTATGGCAAGTATGCCAAAGAGCGCAGAGCGCATAGGGCAGAGTTCTATGGGTGGCGGGCAGAGATCGGCGGTTAGTGGCGTGGTGGTTGGTTCGGATGATCTTGGATATTTGCGGGAACTTTATTTGGAAGGTAAAAAATGAGCGAGTTTGTACGTATTGGCGATGAAGAGCTGGATCATTATGCGGCGGTGGTTCCAATGGCGGATGCAAAGCGGCCTGTGGTGGATCGGATGTTGAAGGAGCGCAAGCAGGAACGGATTTTGACGGGGCTTTATGAGAAGAATCGGCGGACGGGTGTTTCGATGGAAGAGCGGCCTTTGTTTGTACGCTCGTTTTTGGAGGGTCAAGGTGTTCCGACGGCGGGCATGAAGGATGAAGAGGTCGCGGGGTTCCTGATGCCGGGCGCGTCGATGGATGAGGTGTTTGAGCGGACAAGTAAATCTTTGGAGGGGTTGAAGGGCGGGGTGGATCCGTGGTTTGCGCTGGATGAGGAACAGAAGAAAAAACAGTCGGCGGAGTCGATTCAGCAAAAAAAACTGAATGCGCGTGGCGGGGCAAAGATTATTCCCGGATCGCAAGGGACGCCCTTTGAACCGATGGCTCCGGCGACGGATGAGCAGATTCAGGCGGAAAAGGTGCAAAAAACAGAAGAGGCGTTTTCGAATTCTCCGAAAATGGTGCGCGATGCCTATTGGACGCAAATGAATGAGCAGGCACGGCGGGCGGCGACGTTGAGTATTTTCTACAAAGATCCGCAAGCGGCGATGGATCGGATTGAGCCGATGATTGAAGATTTGCCGGGGGATCAAATGCGGATGTTTGCGGCAGTGGCGACGGCGGGCCGTCCGGAGTTGGCAAAGGCGTTTGATGAGCGGCTTGGAATGTCGTTTTCGAAGGTGATGCAAAGGCGTAAAGAGAATGCAAAGTATTTTGTGCGTTCGGCTGGTGCGGCGGATGCGTCGAGCGCGTTGGGGGCGTTTAATCGGTTGAATGAAGCGTTTGGTGATGAGTCGGCGGTTCAAGCGTATTTTGAGAATCCTACGGAAGAGGGGCGTAAAAAGTTTGATGCGGTGCTTTTGGAGGCACAACGGAATAACATCCAGAAGTTAAGCGTGAGTTTGCCGGGCGGGCAAAGTGCTGGATTAAAGATGGAAGGTGCTGGTTTTACAGAATCGGATTTAATTGGTTTTTATCGAGCTGGTAAACAGATGTCTGATTGGGAAAAGCAGTACAACACGGTTTCGAAGGTGGTGCAGGAAAACTATGCTCCTCTGGATGATAAGTTTCCGCTTACGTTGGGGCTTTTGACATTCGAGGATTTTGTGTCGGGCGCGGAGATGGGCGTGGATATGGTTTCTCTTGCGGCGGTGACGTTTGCTGGGAATGCGGTGGTTCCGGGTGCTGGTACGGGGATAGCGGTTGGCGCGACGTGGATGGATCATCAAGCCGAGATGGAGCGCAAGTTGGTTTATGACCACGGGATGAAGCCGGTGGATGCGAAGCTTTGGACGGGCGTGATGGCGGTGCCGTATGCGGCGGCGGAGTATATACAGGTGAAGGGGCTAGAAGCTTTCACAGCGAAGGGATTGCCGCAATATCTGGGGTCGGATCGCGGCGTGAAGATGATGGGGTATTACCTCGGCGCGTGGTTCAAGCGGTCGTCGGCGGGTACGGTGAAGGAAACCGGTGAAGAGGTGGTGCAAGCTGGTATTGATTTTGCTTTGAAGGAAACGGCTCGCAATTTCTACGAAACGGAGGGTCTAACGTTTGATTCGAACGTGCAAGATTTCGTGGATGAGTCGGTGGATGCGGTAAAATATATGTGGATGGTGGGGCTTTCGGGTGCTCCGGCAGTTGGAACTCTTCAAGGAATTCAAGGATCAATAGAGGCTGGCAAGGGGAATCGGCTGGGTGGTTTTATAAAGGGTGCGACGGCTCCGGAGTTTCGGCAGGCGGCGCGGGATCGGGTGATGCCGCTGAATGAGTTTGAGGCGGAGGTGGCTTATCGGCGGGCGTCGGTGGATCTGGCAAAGATGGAAGAGGAAGCTGGTTTTAAGGGTGGTGTGCCGCAGGCTGTGTTGGATTTGGTGCGCAGTAAGCAGAATGAAGAGACGGCGGATTTGGCGGACGTGCTGGCTCCGGATTTGAATAAGCTGGGTTATCGGAACCCGTCGGCGGTGGTGGAGGTGGCGCAACAAGAATTAGCTGTGCAGAGTTTGGCGGCGGAGCGGGTGGCGCAAAGAATTCAAACGGTGAATGCAAAGTTGGATTCCGAGATGGGGCAGGATGATTTTGTGGTGCCGGTTCATGGGCCGAAGTTTGGGCTGGTTGAAATGGCTCTTAATGGTTGGGCGGCTGGGTTGGATGTGGATTTGGATGTGGTTGAAACTCCGGAAGCGTTTAAGGCAAAGTATGGGTTTGCTCCGGATGGAGCAAAGGCGGCGTTGGTGCAGGGGAAGACGGTGGTGCTGATTGAGTCTCGCTTAAAGGATCATAAAGACGCGTACGCGCAGTTTCGGCATGAGGTGTTGGGGCATGTTGGGTTTGATCTGACGCGTAACGGGCCTGAGATTACGGGCAAGGTGCTGGGATTGATCGGTAAAGAGACGATTCTGGCGCGGATTCCGCAATATGCACAAATGTATAAGGCGGGCCGGTTGACCGATGCGGGACTGGTGGAAGAGTTTTTGGCGGTGCTGGCGGCGGATCTGCGTAAGGCGGCGGTGACAGACGCGGATAAAACATTTTTGGAAAAAGCAAAGGGCTGGTTGGTGCAGTCGCTGGGGGCGGAGTCGGTGAGCGTGATGTCGGCGCGCGAGGTGCTGGAAATTACCCGGCAAATCATGAATTCGGCATTTAATGCTGGGGCATTGAAGAAGCATAGTAATCAGGGAACGGCGCGGGCAAGAGCAACGGAAGAGGCGGAGCAGGGTTCTAAAGAGTGGAAGCAACGTGTGGTGGTTCAAAAGCAGATTCAGCAAATGGAAAATGATGATCCATTTATTTCTCTATTGCTTCAAAATGGTGGGATTCTGATGCCGAAATTAAAGCCGGGTCAATCTCATACCGATGAGATGGCGGCGGTTCCAAAGCGGTTTAGGGGGACGAATGGGCGCGGGTTGGCAATTGACGAGATGGCTACGTATTTAGCGGGCGAGTTGCGTAACGGTGATCCTGATTTTGGTGCGGATGAGTTGACGGCGTATTTGCAGGACTTCGAAGCAAAAATTGAAAAGCTGAAATCTGGAAATGCTGGTAGTTCGGATCGTTTCTATGATCATGAAGCGGAGCTCGTACGACGGTTGGAAGCGGGGGAAATTTCCCAAAGTGAATTTGACGCGGGCATGAATGCGCTTGTGCCGAGGTTTTCGGTGGGAAAATTCCCAGAATACAACGGGCCGACGGATGTGCGGGCGATGGGGGGCGATCCGGCTTGGGAAGCGGCGGTGACGGAGTGGGTTAAGTCGGCTCCGGATGTGTTGCGGTTCGATAGTGCAGAAGATCCGCAGAATGTGAAGATCGTGCATAAAAATACTCGTGATCCGGCGATGCCGTGGCGGTTTACGTCGTTCTTTGTTGAAGAGTCCGGGGAGCTGGTTCCGCGCGGGCATGAGGAGTTTGCGACGAAGGCAGAGGCAGTGATGAACGCGTCGGAATTCGGGGAACGGAAACTTGAAACTGGAAACTTGAAACCTGAAATGGGAAAGGTTGGTGCCGGGGATGTGCGGTTTTCGGTTGCGCCTCCGGTGGATTCGTCTGAATTCAAGACGTGGTTTGGTGATTGGGAGTCTGCCTGGGTGTTAAAATGGCTTGATGAAGCGAAACCCGTTGCCTCGATGAAGGGTGATGAGGTGCCTCATTTTGCAAAACTTAAGGATTTGTCGAATTGGATTTCTGCCGATTGGTCTGAAAGGTTCGGGACGTCTATTGAGCATGATAAGCTCGGGCCGGTTGTCGTTGATAAGCATAGCGCCAGTTCATCTATAGGCCATGGACTCGGTTCAATAAAGGCGCAGGCTTTTTATCTGGTTCCAGACGCACTGAAAGCGAGTCGCGTTTTAGGTGAACTTCCGCGTGTAGCCAATAAACCTCGCGCGTTTTTGTTGGTGGCTCCAGTTTTGATTGGGAAAGATTCGTACCGTATGATTATGGAGGTTCGGCGGGATGCGAATATTCAGAGATTGTATTTGCATGAAGTTGTTTTGCGCGAAAACAAAAAAGACTCCGCAGGTGCGTTCAATTCCTCTGCCGCATCCCTAAAAGGGGCTGAGCCACAAGGCGCACACCACGGAGCTATCTATTCTTATATCAGCGAGCTTCGGAAAAAGCAAGTGTCGGCTGTCGTTGATGAAAACGGTAAGCCGTTGGTGGTTTATCATGGGACTGGAAGCAATTTTAATGTTTTTGACAGAACAAAAACAAAGCGCGGCAATTTAGTGGATGGCTTCTACTTTTCACCAAGCGCAGATGAGGCTGGCATATTTGCAAGGAAAACTACATTTGATAAGAGTGGTGGAAACATAATTCCGGTTTATGTTTCTCTAAAGAACCCATCTATTGTTCGCGGGGCAGACACTGGAGCTGAACGTGCGGGACATGACGGTATTATTCAGATAGGTGCTGATGGGAAAATTAAAACCGTTGTTGCATTCGAGTCCAACCAAATAAAATCTGTCTACAACGCTGGGACGTGGGACGGGACGAATCCGGATATTCGGTTTTCGGTGGCTGGGCTTGGGTTTTATTCTCCGTTGGAGCGGGTGGTGTCTGCGTTTAAGCAGGATACGTTTACGGCGTATCAGTTGCGCGGGATGGTGAAGAATGCTCCGGGCGTGAAGCAGGAAGAGCTGGATGATTTAGGCTTTTACGATTGGCTGGATGGAATCAAAGGCAAGGTGACGAAGGCGCAGGCGTTGGAGTTTATCGAGAATGGCGGGCCGAAAATTCAGGAGGTAACACATTATAAACTTGCGCCAATAGCTGGATGGTTTTTTGACGACGGAGAGAAAAAAGAATTTTTCACATTTCGAGAAGAAGCCGAGCTGGCGGCCAAGACGCAAGGTGTCCGAGTAACTGAAGATACAGTTTACGAGGGAAGAACGATTTCTGACGTAGACGGAGGTGCAAAATTCGGAACGTATCAGTTACCGGGAGGGGAGAATTATCGAGAGGTTTTGCTGACGCTTCCAGAACAAGAAGATCCGTCAAAAGGATACTTTATTTCCAAGGCAGGTGAAAAATTCAGAGTGATTTCAAAAACCGGATCGAGCATTGGTGGCCTTTTTGAATCGATGGCTTCGGCTCAGTTGTTTTTGAAAGACAAGCTTCGTGTTACAGACTTGAAGCAACGGAATTACAAATCTTCCCATTGGGATGAGGCGAATGTGTTGGCGCATGTGCGGCTGAATGATCGGATCGGGCCGAACGGTGAGAAGATCCTGTTTATCGAAGAGATTCAGAGCGATTGGCATCAGGCGGGGCGGAAGAAGGGGTACAAGGTTAAAAGACCTGATACTTCAAAATGGTCGGCTGTTCGTGTTAATATTGGGTGGAATGTTTCGGACGAAAATGGGCCGCTGGCAAATACGCCAAGGTTTTGGAATACTGAACAGGAAGCAATTGCCGATGTCGCTGATACACTAGCGGATGAAGGTGTTCCAGATGCTCCATTTAAAAAGAGCTGGGCGATGCTGGCGTTTAAGCGCGTGTTGCGTATGGCGGCGGAGCAGGGTTATGATTCCGTGGCGTGGACTCCGGGAGAGGTTCAGGCCGAACGCTATGATTTGAGCAAGCAGGTTGATAGCATATCGTTTACATCGTGGCCAGCGGCTGGCGAAGGAATGGGGATACTTTCTGCATATAAAAACGATCAACAAGTAATTAAAGAAACCATTGCAGAAAAAGAGCTTGATGGATATATCGGAAAAGATGCCGCTATTAAATTAATTGAATCTCCAAAAAATCCTATAACTGGGCAACGGTTTATTGAGGGATCCGATCTTAAAGTTGGCGGGGATGGGATGAAAGGTTTTTACGATCAGATCCTACCGAAAGAGGTTCAAAAGTATGTCGGCAAGCTGGGCGGGAAGGTTGGGACGATTCTTATAGATCCGAATCAGGGTGAGGCGTTGGCTTGGGACGAAATGAAGGTTTGGAACCTTCCTATTCCAGATTCAATGCGCGAATCGGTGATGCAGGGACAGCCGAGATTTTCCATCGAACAGCATTCGGATGCGGCGCGGTCGGCGGCGATTACGTTGGCGGGGCAGTTGTTGGAATTCAAAAAGGTGGATAAGCGCAAGGTGGGTGATCTGTTGGCAAAGGTTGGCGTTTCTGGTTCGCGAGTGGATGAGGTGCTGAAGGATGCGAAGGAAATTGCGGGGATGGTTTCGGCGCAGAAGAGTTTTGGTGGGGATCTGGCGAAGCTAATTGGGCAGGCTGAAATTAAACAGCATTATTCGAAGCAGATGATGGCGGCGCATGAGATGGGAGCGCGCGGCGGGGCGATTCGCCAGCGGGCGGAAGATGAGGTGGCGCGGTTGATGGCGGAGCGCAAGAAGTATGCGCGGCAACTGGCGGTCGGGTTTACGTCGGGTGAGCTGGATGACAAGAACCGGATCAATATCGCGGATTTGTGGAAGAAGTTGATTATTGAAGAGAAGGTGCGCAAGCCTCGCTTGGCGGGTGAGACGGAGAAGGCGTATGCGGAGCGGATGAAGGTTGAAAGCGTTCCGGTGGAGCGTCTGGATCTAGAGAAGGATTCATACGCTTTGCAGGTGGCGGATTGGTTGCATGAGGTTCGCAGTAGCGTGTTGCGGTCGATGATTGCGAAGGGCGCTCCGCTTCCGGCTGGTGCGGCGAATGCGTTTAAAGATCCGCTGGTGGTGGCGGAGTATATGAAGACGGTGGAGAATTTGCTTCGTCAAAAGCTTCCGGATTTAAATTTTGGGCTGGCGCGGGCACGGGTGGAAAGCCGGTTAGCGCGGTTGGAGTCGATTAAGGTGCTGGCGAAGTATGATAAGGAAGTAGGGGAGATTTTAGGCGAGATGTTTAATGCGGCGATTGATCAGAACCGGCAGGAGTGGATTGATTACGCGTGGACGCTATTGGACAAGGTGAAGGGGCAGATAAAGACGCGGCAAAGCAAGTATTCTCGTGAGATTTCGGCGCGTTCAGAATTGATGTTTAAGGAAATTCGAACCGTGCTTTCGATGAATGAGGAAGAGATTGACTCTGAAATTGATGGGATTTTGTCGAAGCTGGACGGGGTGGATAATCTGGATGCTCAACAAGAATTACGGGATCGGTTGATGGTGTTGAATCGGTTTGGAGGGTTGAATTACAAGCGGCTGGGTGAGATTGCGGATGCGGTGGAGTGGTTGCGCGATACGATGTTTACGGAGTTAGAGACGCAACAAAAGCTAGTTGAGGAACGTAAGGCAAAGGCGGCGGAGTGGAAAAGCACAATTTTGGCGGCGTTGCCAAATAAGTCGGTTGAAGGATCTGGAATTAAAGCAAGTGCGCGCAAGATGTTGACGCGTGGGCTTCCGCTTAAAATGCGGCTGAATGATTTGGTTCGTTATGGGGTTCCAGCGGCGGCGGATGCGGCGCGGAAATTGGTGGATGAGTATTCGGAGCGGATTAGTTCTGCAAATTTCCGGCGGATGATTGAAGAAGATAAAACGCGGGCATGGTTTAAGTCGGTGCTAGAAAAGGCGTATGGGACGGCGGCGGGGCCGGCGTGGAATGAGTTGACGCGGTTGCGGCCGGAGTTGGCGAAGTATTCGGATGATGGGCTGGATATGAGCAAATCCCAGTTGATGCAGTTGGTAGCGACATTTTCGCAGGCGGATTATCGGGAGCGGGCCGAGATGGTACTGCGGTTCGAGGGGGATGTGCGGACATTAGCCGGTGAAATGCGGGTGGATTTGGATAAGTTAAAGGGGCGCAGAGCTTCGGAAATTGCAGAGTTGGAGCTTTCGGCGGCGTTTGCGGAGCAGGCTGGGTTGGATGTGATGACTTCGGCGCAGATGATTTCGGCATTGGTGGAAGAGGGTTCGCGGTTGGGTCGGCAGTATATGGCGGCGGCGGCGGCGGTGAATGATAAGGCGTTGGATGATGCAGATTTCCAAGTGATCAAGGCGTTTAAAGCGTGGTATGCGGCGAGTCGTGGGCCGCTTTCGGACGTGCTGAAAGATATTACGGGTCTTCCGATTCCGGGGGATATAGATCCAAACTATGTGCCGGTGAAGAAGCAATATCTAGCGGGTGGGCTGAATTCTGCGTCGGCGCGGGCTCCGGTGGTGCCAAAAGGTTTAACACGGCGTGTTAGTAATTTTCGGTCGTTTGATGAGTCGGCGGATTTGATTGGTTTGTGGTTGGAGCGGATGGGCGATAATGCGCAGTTTAAGCATTTCGGCGCGCTCCATGCGGATCTGGGCGTGTTGTTTAATGATTCGGATGTGATGCACAAGACAAAGGTGGTGCACGGCGCGGCGTTTGCGTCGGGGTTGATTACGCATTTGCAGGATGTGATGAGCGGGAAGCCGGACAATGGAAAGTATAAGGAGCCGGCGGTGGATCTGATTATCAACGCAAAAACTTATGCGGCATTGGGGTTCAATTATCGTTTGTTGTTACAGCAAATGACCTCTTATCCGGCATTTGGGTTCTTTGTAGATTTTAAGGAGATTGCGGGGTATATCGCTGATTTAAAGACGGAAGAGGGTTGGAATACATTTAAGATGATTCTGCAATCAGACTGGTCGAAAGCTCGGCGGGCAAGCGGGAATACGCAGGTTTTAAATGAGACACTGGCAAAGATGGATAAGTATTCGGTGGCGCGGCGATATAAAGAGCTGGCGATGTGGCCGACCATGTACGGCGACGCGTTGACGGTTGCTATGTTTGGTTCTGGCTATTACAGGGCGATGAAGGTGGAAGCGGCGCGGCGCGGGATGGCTCCGGATAAAATTCATGAATGGGCGATGGATCGGCTTTGGGAGGTTTCGGAGTTGTCGCAACAATCAGGGGCTATGATGAACCGAGCGGAGTGGCAACGGGCTGGATCGTGGGGGCGTGGTTTTGCGATGTTTATGGGGCCGACTCCGCAATATCTGGCGATTCAAACAGATGCGCTCCGTGAATTTACGGCGGCAAAAGATTCAGGCGATCCGGAGCGTCGGGCGGCGGCGTTGAAAAAGTTTCAACGGGTTGTGTTAATTAATCATGTGATTTTACCGCTGGGATTGAACGCGTTTAAGATTTTAGCGGGTGCGCTAATGGGTGCCGGGTTCGATGAAGATGATGTGAAAAACATTCTTGTTTCGATGTTGGTTGGCCCGTATGCAGGGGTTTATCTGATGGGTACAATTCTAACGGGTGCGGCGGATGCGGCATTTGGTGGGGATGGGTACGGGAAAGATATAACGCCTTTAAACTCTCTGATGCGGGATGTTAATTACAGCGGGCAAGCGGCGTATGCGTTGGCAACGCTTAATTTTGAAGAGTTGCCGGGCTTATTGCATAAACTGATGAAAAATAATTTTGCTCCGTATCGCGACGTGTCGAACACCGTCAAGAATTATTCTGATTAGGCGGGTTGCGTATATAGGCTTTCAGGATGTTGGTTTAACACGGGGGTCTATGTATGAAAAAGTTGGCGGTTTGGTTGTTGGTTCTTGGTTCTTGGTTCTTGGTTGTTGGTTCTGTGGCTGGTGAGCAGTGGACAATGACAATTACGAATTCGACGCGGTGTATTCCGTCGCGTGATGTGGCGGCAACGAATGCGGTGGCGTGGACAAATAGAATCGCTGTGACGGCGGGTTCTTATTATGCGAACACGAATTCAAAGGTTTTCATGGCGGTTACGCCTGGAACCTCAACGAATATGCCGGCAAGTGCCTTTGTTTTCACGGGTAGCGATGGGATTACTTGGCTGAATTGCGGCACGTTCCGCTATCCCAACGGGATTACGGTTTGCGTGAATTCCGGCGCGGAAGTGCATTACAACCGTAATGCGGCGGCAACAACGAATTGTCCGTGGACAGTGAAGCGCACGTTTTCCGTGGAAAAAACCTCGGCGGATTATTTTTTCGCTCCGGCGTCGGGCACGTCAACGATTTCATTTATCACGGAGTAACGTTATGAATATAAAATGGATCGGGTTTTTGGTGTTTTGTGCGGCGGTGAGTTCTTGCACGTTGTTGCCGGCAGAAGAGGGCGTACAGATGAAGCCCGGCGTGGCGGGTAATCTGGTGAAGATTGGTAACGCGGGGTTGTTGGTGGATGCGGGTGTTTCTTCTGCTGGCGGCGGTGGCTCGGCTACTAATTTGACCCTTACAGCGGTGGCAAATGGAACAAATTTTATTGTCACCGTTTGGTTTGATGCAACAAACAACGTTTTCAGGTTCACGAAAGAGGAAGATGCAGAATGAAGCGGCTTGCTTTATTGGTCTGGCT